TAAGTTCTCATGGAAACTCTCTCACCTAAGGAATGAGAGAAAACCATTGTTTTGGTTTCCAATTTTCGTTGGAAAGTTTCTTCTGGTGAGGTCCCTTTCGGGGTGATCTCAACTCAGGAACGAAACCTAATGAAGATAATCCTATCTATGTTCTAAAGTTGTATACAACTACATCTTTATTACTTAGAGAGTCTTAGTGACTTCATAGCCTGCCGTCCCCGCAAGGGAACAGCGGAAATGGGTCCATTATTTTTAAAGAGACTGTCAAGAAAGCTCAAGACAGACCCTCCAAATGAGCACACTTTATAAATTTAAAATGAAAGAATTTTACTTCTCCATTCTTAAATCTTTTAAAGATGGTGTCAAAATAGAACCCATGGTTTCGCTAAATAATTCTTTTGAATTATTAGCACTGGTAAAGCGAATAGGTCCAAGAGTAATCTTGGCTTGTTCATCTTCTCCAGTGAAAATCACTAAAAGACTTGAACTTCTTATTAACTTTGCTAAATATCTGATCATTATGACTAAACATAATGGTTCAACATATACAGTAAAGTATCTTAAGTCGTCCTTATTAGCGCTACAAAAGTGCGTAAGTAAAGATCGAATTAATTCTCCTAGAGAATTAGAACCCGATCTTCCGTTACCTAGATATACAACTTCCGGCCTACCAAGATTTATACCCTTGGCTGATCGGCGAGCTATTATATCTGGGAATAGTTTTATTATCAAATACTGGAGTTCTTTATTTGCTCTTTACAGAGTTATAAAAATCCCTGGTACTTTGAAACTTAAAACTATAACGGATCCTTTTTCTGGAGATGAAAATTTATTAAAGTGAGGGATTGAAAGAATAAAAGACTTGTCTTCGATTCATTCTTTCCGTTTCGATAATAAGATTTTATCAAAAGAATTTGGTTTACTTCCGATGGAAACTGCTTCTCCAAGTAATAGAGTTTCTTGAAGAGGGTGATTTAGTGATGTTCATAATCTTGTGAACGTTAAACTAGATACCCCTTTGAAAGCATTATTGCAAGGTTTAGGTCAAAGTAGATTAAAACTTTACTTTACCTTTATCCAGGAATTCAATTTTCCTATTAAGAACTTTGATTGTAAAATTTCAGAGTATCCTACTTTAGGTCAATTGGCAACGAAAGAAGAAGCAGCTGGGAAAATTAGAGTATTTGCTCTTGTAGACGTTTGAACGCAATCTGCGCTTAAACCAATACATGAATTTTTATTCAATTTTCTTAAAACATTACCTAATGATGGAACGTTTGACCAGCGGAAATCTGTACAGAGATGTATAGTTAAAGCTGAGAAGGCCCAGAAATCATTTGGTTATGATCTGTCGGCAGCGACTGATAGACTTCCAATTAATTTGCAAGTAGCAGTTTTATCGATTTTAATAAATCCTACTGTTGCTGAAAATTGAAAGGAACTTCTTGTAGGAAGATCTTACATATTAAAGGATAATGATCCTATTAAATATAGTGTAGGTCAACCTATGGGAGCTCTATCATCCTGAGCAATGTTGGCAACAACACATCACTTAATAGTTCAATTAGCATATCAGATTTGTAGACCTATAGAGAAATCTAAGGATCCTACCTCATGATATGAAAATTATGAACTTTTGGGAGATGATGTTGTTATCTTTGACGAAGACGTTGCCTTAACCTATCTTTCCTTAATGGAAGGATTTGGAGTGGCGATAAATCAATCAAAAAGTGTAATTGCAAAAAACAATTCCTTTGAGTTTGCTAAAGTCTTCGCTAAAGGTAACCAATATTTAAGTCCAATATCATGGAAGATGTTCATTTCTCAAAATACGATGATGGGAAGAGTAAATATTACTCATGCCCTTATTCCGTTTAGAGAGAAGAAAGTTATTCCATATGTAAAAAATATTGTTTGAAAGAACCTGGGAAACCTAGGGAATTATAGTTTATCTTTAATTGCTCTAGCTACTATGCTAATTAAAAACAATGATATTGGTCTTACCTATGTAGATCTATTAAGAACTTTGATAGTTCCCGAATCTAATTGAACACGACGTATCTCTTCTTCAGTAAAAGAAATTAATATTTCTTATATGGAGAAATTGATTACATGTTTAATTAACGGGTTAGAGGTACCAAAACTTTCAAATCCAAAAATTTTAGAAATTGAGAGAATTGATACTCCTTGACACAAAATAACATTGTTCAGAGAAATCATTAGAGTTAAAACTTTATTAATTTCCTCTGAAAATGTTAAAAGAGTGTTAACTAGACAAGTACAACTTAGTTTAATTCCAGATTTTCCGGAATCATTGACAGTTGTAGATTATACTAATTTTCAAGGTCTTTCATCTAAAGATTTAGAATTAAGTACCTTCTACACTATGATCGATTCTATAATTGATATTACACTAGGTGATATATCCTTTATAGATGGAATTGATAAGATGGTCCTAAATTCTTCGGTTGACGAGCTTATTGGTTTACTAAGCCGTCTTCAAAGAGTTCTCGAAAGATTCGAGTTAGTACATCGTGCTAATGAGAAGCTAGAAGGAACTTCGAAGAATAGGAAAGTTGTAGATAGTCCCTTAAAGGCTCTTGAGTTTATTCGTAAAACAAATAACAAAAGACCTTTATGAACTAAAACTACTTCTTTCTAGTCTTTACGGGTCCCTAGTGGATTGGCTAATGTTTTGATTGAGAAGCAATTCTCCTTCATGTGGATTAGTCAGTTTTATACTGATCCATCTCGAAAGAGATCAAAAC